CCGTCTGGCCGGTAAGGTCAGATGCTGTGCCGACGAGAGTACTACCCGGTGCAATCCATGAACGCGTTCCGGCTGTCGTTGAACTCAAGACATAGCCATTTGTTCCGGGATTGCCGAGAGCAGGTTCAGCGCCAACCGATGCGGGCGTAACCGAAATTGCGCCAGCAGCGTTTAGAATACTTGTGCCGTCCGGCTTGACTCCGCCAAGCGTGGAGGAAGTTGCCGCCGGAAGCGTGTAAATTGGCGCGAATGCGCCTGTGTTCAGCGCTCCACTCGCCGAGGGTATGCAGCCGTGCGCACCGTCCGCGACCAGCGGCACGCCCGCAACGATGCCGGGATCGGCGCACGTTACCAGGCCGGCCCCAGAACCGAACTCAGTAAGAGAAATCCCTCCCCAGGTGAACGTGCCCGTTGCTGGAATATTGAGAGCATCGACCCTCGTGGACGCGACTTGCCCCAAAGCGAAACTCGAAATGAGGACGAGGAGAAGAAACCCGAGCAGTCTTTTCATCAGTTCACCACGATGTAGGAAAGGCACAATTGCTGGACCATGGGCATCGATCCGGCCGTGACCGTGAAGCTGCCAATCGACCGCGCCGTAATCATCGTGCCGATCAGGTTGGAGTTGCAGGCTCCGAGCGATCCACTTAGCGAGGAATCTTCATAGACGATGATCTCGCTCGTCAGAGTAGCGGCAGTTGTAGAGACCACAATCGACGTGCCGCCGGCCGCGATGGCGAAGGCACCGGCTCGCGCGGATCCACACGATCCCGTGGCGCTGGCACAGTTCGTGATGCTGGACAGTGCTCCTCCCGTCGAACCATTGCCGCCGTTCGCAACCGGCAGCACGCCGGTGACCTGACGGGTGAGATCGATGAGAGTCACGCTCGCGAGCATCAGCAGGCAGGAGGCTGCGATCGTGGCCAGCAGAATTTTCTTTTTGTGAGGCAAAGGGGGTTCAGCCTGTTCGGCGGAGAGCTCCAGTGTGAACGAGGCTGTCCTTGTAGCAGACTCCGTCGATTCGACAGAGCACGCGCTTCATGTTGCTGATGATCTCGCTTCCAGCGCGGCAAGGAGCATCCCCTGGCGAGGCGCCGGAGTCCCACTCACTGCACGGGTGACAGTAGCAGGTGTGCATGTGCCAGTCGACCACCAGCTTTTCGATTCTCTGTTTTACCGACATCCAGCCCATTATCGTCGATCCGGCTGCCCAGAAACCAGTGCAATCAGAAGTAGAGAGCAACGAGCTTTGCGCCGCTGTTGGGAGCAGTCAGGTAAGTGATGGTCGCGCCCGAGATCGTGTAATCGTTCCCCGCTCCCTGCTGCTGTTGGACGCCGTTCATGAACAAATTCACGTTCGTCGGAGACGCCGGTGTGTGGGCCAGCGTGAACGTCACATTTGAACCGTTGACCGTTCCGCTCGGCGTCTCCTGATATAAATTCGTCGCCGAGCCGCCGCTATCGCAACCGGTTCCTCCTGAGCCCTGGTACGGATAGCACTTCGTTCCGACAGCTGCGACTGCGGTCATGGGCGATCCGCCGAGGACGTACCCCGAGAGCGTGCTCGCAGTGCCCGAGCCGCCTTGCGCGACCGTGACCGGAGTGTTCGCGGTCAGGATGGTCGTGCTTGTGTCGGGCAACGCATAAGTTCGGAGCGCGGTTGGTCCGGAGATTCCAAAGAAGGCGCTGCCCGTCCCACCGTTGGCGCTAGGCAGAATGTTCTTGACCTGTGTCGTCAGGTCGGTCTGCGTGACCGCAGCCATCGCGATCATGGCATATCCGAGGATCAAAGCGACGGAAAGCCGCTTGCTGGTTTTCGCCCAGATGCGGACGAGCGTTTCGCGCGCGAGGAAGAGGGCCAGAGCAAAGAAAACGAAGAACGCAGCCGTGAGGCCGAGCGTCCCCGCCATCAGAAGGTTCTGAAAAGTGGTGGTCATGATTGGTTCACTCCCGTGGTCAGTCTCATTGCATAACTACAAGGTTGTCGCCCGCGGCTGGAGCGATGGCGAACGTGATCGAAGTGCCAGAAGTCGTGTAGTCCTCGCCGGCGCCGGGCGAGAGGAGTTCGCCGTTGCGGAACACCATGGCGTTTGCGGTGAAGGCAACGACCAGGGTCCACACCGCCGCGTTCCCCGTCGCGCTCAGGCCTCCGACGTCGCCGTTGTCGTAGCGCGTCACAGAACCGCCTCCACCGCCGCCCACCGGGATGTTGCCAACCAGCTCCCAGGACGAGCTTTGCTGCTCGTAGAGGTTTCCGTTCGTGAGGTTGTAATAGAGATCGTCATTGTTGTGCAGCGCGCTCGGAGCAGCGTAGCCCTGATAGAGATTCGGGCCAGGCGGAAGCGTGCCGCCGGTCTCGGTGTAGAAGGCTCGCAGGCGCAAGAGCGACCGAAAGACGTAGCTTTCCGCGCCGATCTCGTACCCCAAGTCACGATCGACCGTGTTCTCGGTGAACGTGATGGTGACGCCATTCGGCAACGTCGCCCCGACCAGGTCGATGAGCAAGCCTCGGATAGTTTCCGAGATCTGGCGCGCGACCAGCTGGCTTTCGGCGTAGCTGTCGAACTGGAACTCGCCATCGATCAGCGCCGTCGTTTGGCTGAGCGTGGTGGCGGCCGGCGGCGCGTCGAGCACGTTGATAACGATGAAGCGCGCCGGCGGCTGCTTCGAAGCAGCGCCGAAGAAAAACGCGTTGACCGCATTCGCCGGCGCGCCGGGGTAGGCACCCGGGCCGATCAGCCCGATGATCGCCGATTGTGCGGCGAGTTGGGCGTAGAGCGCAGGAAGGATCGGCGCCATCGTGAATTACCGGGCGAACGCGCACGCCAGCACCAGCAGGCAGAAGATCCAGAGGCCGTGAGCTTCGCAAAAAGTTTTCAGCATCAGCTTTGCTGGCCAGCATTCTGGCCGATCTCCATGACGTAGAGCCGCAGCTCGATGTGAATTTCATCAGGATCTTCGATGGCCATCGTCTGGAACGTGCGCTGCTCCAGTTGCAAGGTCATCGACTCGACGATGCCAGGCTGGTACGGGATCACGACCAGGTGCGTGACCTTCTGCGCGATCTGCTGCGCTTTGTCGAGCTCCTGGCCCTGCAGGGCGCGAAATGCCGCCCACGAGGTCCCGTAAGCCGCGGGCGGTCCCGTGCTGGCGTCGAGCGGGCTGCGGATCCCCGGAAGATAGAGCGTGACCTGCCGGGTCATCGCGCCGATCGGCGTGTAGCCTCCGGCCGGCGGAGGCACCTGGCTAAGCCGGCGCAGGGGCACTTACTGCCACCGAACGATAGCAAACTTCAGCGAAGCGTTGCTGCAGCTGGTGTACGCGACCTGGCCCGTTTGTTGCCATCCGATCAGGTACTTTAGCTCGATCATCGCGATGCCGCCGGCAGCCACGCTGTAGTTGGTCAGGCTGGTGTCGGTGCGTCCGAAGGGATCGGCAACGCTCTGCACCGTGAAGGTGTAGGCGCTGGCGCCCGAGTTCTGCACCACGAGGATCTCTTGCCCGGTCACGGTGAAAGAGTTCCCGTTGACCGCATCGCAGGCAACGGGGGTGACGGTGAGATCGCCGGCCACGACGGAATAATTGTTTTGCTTGAGCTGCGTCGGGGTGAGTGGCGTCTGCGCTGCAAAGGCCAGCACGGTGACGAACGCGAGCATGGAAAAGACGGCGGTGATTTTACGGAACATGTTGGTGGATCCTCCTATTTTTGCATTCTTGAAATCAAACTCTTGTAGTGCAGCGCTCTCAGTTCGTCGGTCTGCGCCCGCGCCAGGCGCTGGAATTCAGCCTCGGCCGCGGCCGTTCCGGGATCGCCCGAATCGCGCAACTTGCGCCAGTGCTCTTCAGCCTGCTTCAGCGCGTCGGGAGTGATCGAGGTGGCCATCGTCTACTGCGTGAGGTTTGCCATCGGCCCCCAGCCCATGTCGCGCACGGAGCAGATCAAATCGTCGAGGGTGTGCGGAACTTTCGCGACTGCGCCTGACGCCACGGGTTCGCGGTTGTGGTAGAAGTGCGAGAGCGCGTAATAGATCAGCATCTCGAGATCTTCCGGAAGGTTGATGACCTTCGAGTAAGACGTGGGCTGGCCGGGCGGGTTCGGAGCGACGCCCTGGTAGGGGCCGAGACAACGCCAGGCGGAGACGCCGTTGTCAGTCGTCGTCGCTCCGAGCACAGTTGAAAACGCGGGCGCCGTGGCCTGACTTATTAAGTTCGCGACCAGGCAGGTCTGTAAGTTGCCGTTCGGATCGACGACGACGTTATAGAGCACGTACTCGGTCTCAGGAGACCATTCGCCGGAGATGCCGCCTTCGGCGTCGCCGTCTTTGGACGCCGGCGCCCCGGTGAGGCACGTCCAGGAGGCAGTGCCATCGGCTGTGACGGCGCCGGCCGTGCTTGGCCACGTTGGCTGCTTCGAGCCGGTCACGCCGGCCGGGCCCGCGGTCTGCATCTGAACGTTGTCGTTCGGATCGATCAGAAAGGCGTACTGCGCGATCGTCTCGTCGGGCTCCCAGCCTGGCGATGCGATCTCGGTCGCCATGGCGACCGTGCCCGAAGTGGTTTGGTCGGGAAGATAGCCGGCGCTGAAAAAAATCGTGACCGTGTTCGCGCCCATGGTGCTCACCGGCCAGCGCTGACCAGGCAGCGGCACGATGCGGCCGGTGGCGAAGTCGGGAACAAAATCCTGGAAGGGAACGAGCTCGACCTGCTTGCCGTTGGTGTCGATGTACTGAACGCTCGTGATCGCGGTGACGGGGTTCTTCAGCGCCCGCACCTCGAAGGGATTCATCATCTGGTTCTGCAGGCCTCCGATCGCGGGGTAGGGGTAGCTGGCGATCGGCCCGTAGCCGAAATAGAACGGGAAGGCGGCGCCGAACAGCGGCGCGTACGGTGACTGGAAATAAGGGAAGAACGGAAAACCGTCCTGGTACTGCACGAAGTTGCGCTGCGCGAGCGTGAAGCCGGTGGCGCGCTCGATGTAGCGCCGTGCGGACTTGATGAGGCGCTGGATGAGAATGTCGTCGTTGGTGACGACCTGCGGCACGCGCAGCCAGTTCTTCGCGTCGACGAGCGAGATCGGCTCCTGCGTGGGCAGCGTGATTTCGAGGACTGAGGACATAAAAGGAAATCGAAGAAAGATGCTGAGGGCCGTCGATGATCGGCCCTCAGCTTCCGAACAAAGCCTGAGCCGTTTAGCTCGCGGCCTGTTGCAACAGCGAGAACGCGTATTGCTGGATTCGCTGTCCGTCGGTACGCAGGAAGGCCTGGAAGCCGACCTGGTGGTTGGGCATATAGAGCTCGTTGAAGCGGACCATGGTGATGCCGCCGATCTCGCGCACGATGTACTTCGAGAAGTTTCCAAAGAGCACCGTGTAGAGAGAAGCGTTGGCGCCGCTTTCGGCCGCGCCCTGGGTCCACGCCGACATGTCGGCGTTCCAGTCGTAGGAGTAGCCGTAGATCTTGTCAGGCTCGCCCTGCGCGATCGAAACTTCCCACAGCGGACGCCCGTACTTGTCCTTCAGCTTCCGCAGATAGTCGATGACCGTCCAGTGCATCATGAATTTCGCGCCCACACGGTACATGGGGTCGATCTTCCCGATCAGGTTGGCCAGGTCGTCCGTGCCGATCGTGTTCGATCCGTCTTCGCCAGAGCCTCCGTCGTTGTTGGCGGAGCCGACGGCGGTGACGACGAGAGGAGTGGTATCGGCTTCGATTGCCGTCAGGAGGCCGTTCGGTTGTCCGCTGCCGCTGCCGACCGTGTACGCCTTGTTGGTGACGCGGGCGAGACGGATGGCGAAGGCTTCGGCCAGATAGCTTTCCAGGTCGAAAGCGGAATCCTGCAGCAGCTGCACGCTGATCAGCACCTGTTGCGAGGATGCCAGGTAGGCGTTGAACTGCACGTTCGCGGTCGCCGGGTTGACTTGCGAGACCGCGCTTCCTTCCGCGACCCAATTCCCGACGTTCGCGGTGTCGTCGGCGGTCGGCCAGTTCAACACGTTGCCGGTGGAGGTGTTCAGCACGCGGCAGTTGCGCCGCATGCCGCCGAAGCTGATCAGGCGCTTTTCCAGCTCGCGCTGGAAGCCGATCGGCACCAGGTAGTAGCCGTCGGTCCCGCTGCCGGCGTCGCCGAGGCCCGCGTACGTACGAGCTTCGAGCGCGAGGCACTCATCTAGGATCGAATCGGGTTTCGCGTCTTTGCGGCCGCGTGTATATTTCCAGAAGGCCTTGCGGTACTCCTGGGAATTGCGCAGCTCGAAGAACTTCTTGTGGTCTTCGGAGACGAACTCGCGAGTTTCCGCTTCATTCGAGACTGCAGTTAGCGTGCGCTGACCGCCATTGGCGGGATCGACGATCGGTTGGGATCCGGGCGCTGGAGGAACGATCGCGCGCATTTCTTCGTTGAGATTTTCCTGGCGCTCGATGGCCTCGTACTGCATGTTCAGGCCTTGCTGCTCGGCATCGAGTTCCTTGTAGCGTTTTTGGGCTTCGGCTGGGAAGCCAGTTTTTTCCGTGAGGTCGTGCATCTCCTGCACGATGGCGGCGCGTTTCTGCCGCAGCTCTTTGACTTTGGGGTTCATGGGATAAGTCCTTTGTGGAGCGAGATTTGTTGGAACACGCGAGCCCGTCTCGCTGCTTGCGACGACAGAAGAACGCGCAAACCGGCCGCAGGCCTGATCGCTCGGAGCTTCCGAAGCGACGGCCCGCCGCGGGCGTGGCCCTGCGGACGGCAGAACTTGTTAGAGAGAAAGCTCGAGAGCCCGTGTGCGGGCCTGCGCCTGCTCCTGGCTCAGGTGGCTGAAGCGATCGCCATCAGCGGGATCGCAGTTCGCGTCGCTGCAATTGACGTCGGAGCACTCCTCGCAGTTGCCGTTGAGGCACTCGGGACAAACGCAATCGCAACTGTCGGAGCGCAGCTCTTTGCGCTGCTCGGCCGTGAGGCCGAGGCTCTTCGCCTCTTCGCTCGAAACCGCGATGCCGTACCTTTTGCAGAGGCGCACCAACTTCTTCCAGGCTGCGGCCTTTTTGTCGGCCGGGATCTTCTCGGTCTGGCCGAAACGCGCGAGCCCGTTGCGCAGGTGCGACTTGATCTTCGCTTCTGACTTGAACTTCCAGGGGAGCGCCCAGGTCTCCGGCTTCGCGGCGTCGCCGACGTAGATGAAACAGCCGGCCGTGAGATCTTCGCTGTCGACGCGCTTCGTGGGAGTGTCGCCGCGCTGGATCGATCGTACTAGGTGATTGCAACGATCGCCATCGCCGCAGTCCTTCATGTGCATTTCGC